TGGGCGTGGACTAATTCATGAGCCAGAACACCCGCAACTCTGATAGAGTCCTGTAATACAGGGTGGATAAATATCTCATTATATCCGTTGTTTGACGTGGCATGACATTGCCCAATAGCTTTTCCTTTAGATCCCGTTGTAGGATAACCACACGAGATTTTAACTTTACTCAAATCAATGTCAATTTGAGCTTGTTTAAACACGCTCTTTTTTAGTTCCTGAGCGAGTTTATTTAAATATGTTTCTCTGTTTAATTCCATTTGTTTTTACTCCCTTTGTTTATTAGTATATGTCTTTAGATTCGTTTTGTTCCAATCTTTTTTAGTGGGTGTGGGTGGAATTGAATCACCCAAAAATCATTCACCCTTTAAACTATCAAATCTGAATCTTCCTTAATAGCTTTTGCAATTTCCATGTAATCAATATCATAAATAGAGCCGTCAAAGGCTTTTAAATCGTATATAAAGCCACTCGTTAAGGGTGTTCCCGTCTCTTCTAGTCTGTCGTATTGTCTCTCTTGGTACTGTGCAAACTCTTTCAAATCCTGAGCAATATTTAGAAGTTTGCCCTTATGCTCTTCAACCATGCTTTCAAAATGTAAATAGGTCTGATAGTCGTTATCTATCCATAATTTAAAATTCCATGTAACCCAATTAGACCAGCCGTTGTATGTGTTATCTTGTTTCATTTTACTTACTCCCTTTTTTTTGGTTACTTAATACACGCTTAAAGCTTTGATTAGTTCCAATTTGTTTTCTTGTGGGGTGTGTGTGGGGGGTGTGTTATATCTCAAGATATATATAATAGTACATATATATAAAGATACTTACTCATAATGATATACACACATCTAACCCGTTTAAATATACATAATACATTGCCCCCGTTGATAAGTAATATATTAATCTATTGACTATATATAGCTGTAAATCTACATATTACTACGTTTACAGTAATGTATAGTATCTATTGAAATTTTAATACGAAGAAAATGATTTTGACTTTTTCAACAAGATAATTTCAACGTGAAAAGGGTTTGGGGGGAGGGGTATGTGATGTTAAAGAGACGCACCCATGCTAATATATTTTTTTTAAATTTTTTGGAAGTTTTACCCGGCGGGTACTATAAAATACAAGGCGGGTACTATAACTACTACTTACTACTTACTATATATACTACTTACTATATATACTATATATACTATATATATATAATATATATATAATATATACTACTTACTATATATACTATAGTACTATTATAAAAAACCCACACAAACTAACCAAACTTAATTAAATATATATTATCTACCATAAGGTTGTCAAGATTTATTAAATTAAAACATGGAAAGAGCCAGAACACTATATCAAAGAGCTAGAACGGGCGACGTTGAGATAGGTAACGTATATCAAAACATCGAGCGTTGTCGTGAGATATCCAACGAGCTACTACTTACAGACATTATAGACCCCAGTTCAAGGCAGATTGGCCTCTTATCCGAATTATTGTATCGCACAAAGCACATGCCGGAACTAGAGATACTCGACTTAAACCTATTAAGTGACGAGGATCCAAACTAATTTGGCATTAAGTCGCACTATAAAGGGAAAAAAGCACTATGCCTACGAGTCTGAGGAGGAGTTCTTAAAGGCACATCCTGACACACCCCTGATAAGGGATTGGAAACAGGCTAAAGAGGGAGATTGGTGTTTAGCAGACGATGGAAAGATTGTTCAAATCTTAAAACAGGGCTCGTATATAGAGAAAAACAGAAGAAAACGAGAAAATCCCTATATACGAACAATTATAGGGATGTTTAACACAAGTAGAAACACATTCCTTGCAGGAACGGTTAAAGATGAGATATATAGGTTCACAAAGAAAGCACCCTATCAAGTAAATAGCACGGGACACCTAACTGATTCTAAAAGAAACTTCGCAAAGTATATTGCACACGGCATGGATCCAGTAGAGGCGTACCAAAAGGCCTTTCCAAAGACAAAGAGTTTAGATTATGCAGAGAGAAAATCAACATTACTACTTCGAAACAAGACAGTGAGGCAAGCAGTGGATAAGGAAATAGAAAATTTAATGTCAGAAGTGGGTATTACGAAACGATACCTCCTAGAAACCACAAAAGATGTCATTGATAAGACAGAAGCAAGGGATAACGACAAACTAAGAGCCATAGAGACCCTGATGAAAATATCCGGTCTCCTCTCTACTGAAAAGAAAGTGGACTCAGTAGCTCTCATACAGGAGTTCAGTGGTTTTAGCCAAGAAAAACTAAAAGCATTTGAGCAGGGAATACTACCAGAGAAGCAAAAAGAACTATCTGATGGCTAATAACCTACTACAAATGTCAATTGGCAGGGCCCATGACAACATAGACAGTCTTATGTTGAATGGCTATAAGGGTACATTACCTCTTACAATGGAGATGTTTCCAGAAAAGCGGTGGTCAGATGACCAAGGACGGCAATGGACATCCAATATTAAAACACGGCTAGAGAAAGACAATGGAAAGTGGTACTTGTTTCCAACGATGATGGGTGGATTAGACCTTCCTGAAGCTGGTGCATACAGAGGAGCGTTAAAAGGTAAGCATTTTGGGGTATATGATTCTTATGACGAGGGCATGAAAGCAGATAGGGTTATCCATAATCATTTTGAAAAGATAAAAGGTTATCAAAATGGCGGTACTGTAGAGCCTATATCAACCAATGTTCATAACAGGATAGATGACCTGATACTAAAGGCAGATTTAGACAAGTTTGATCAGACTGGATTCATGTACGCAGACAAAACCCCTGCTTATATAGGGGGTGTAGACCCTGTGGTAGAAAATATAGCAATGGGGCCATTACTTACATTGAAAAGTCTTGGTAGCGTAGGTAAAAAGCTCTTAGAAAGAACTGGTTTAAGAAATCCGGTATCTCATTATACAGGCAGTCAAGGTGCTACTAATATATTAAAAACAGGTAAAATTGCAGGTACTGGAAAGTTTCCCGGAAGGCCGGATTGGTTTGATATGACAAAGAGCCAACGTGCTGCTTATGCTAAGAATAAAAAAAAGGTGGAAAACGAATTTGCAGTTTCGGTTACTAGAGACCCTATGTTCACATCAAGGCCTCATAGTAATATAGGCACAGATATTAGATTTATTTTAGATAGGGACGAGCTTGCTAGAAAAGGGTTTAAGATGAGTCCTTTTGCACATCCATACTATAGAAAAACTGCGTTTCACCCTGTCAAAAGGAGCGTAGGTGGGGGTGTGGACAAGTATAATAAAAAAATAATTAACCCTAAATTTGAATTTGAAGAGCGGGTAAGGGGAAACATACCTACTGAAAATATTAGGCTCATAGATTTAATAACATTTCCACAGGGTGGGGGAAATCGGTTTGAAGCGGCTGAAATGCTAAATCAGCTAGGCAAGTCCAATATACCAATAATAAGAAGCTCTGAAACAACAGATCGGATTAGGTTGATGGATGAAATATTTAGAAGGACAAAAAAAGGGTTACAAAGCCCTAGGTACTCTGGTTCCCCATTACAAGAGATCTTAAATAGGTTACTAGAGGCTCCTACCTACTAATGAGTTTTAACATTACCCCACCACCATCAGAGATGGAAAAGAGGGATGAGGTTCTCGCTAAAGCGTATACCAACCTTATTTACTTTGGTAGAGCGTTCTTACCTAATGATTTCCTAAAGAAGTCTGAATCCGCACCATTTCACTACGAAATGGCTGAAAAGATGATAGATACCACACCCGGAGCACGAATATGCAACATTATACCACGGGGTCATGGTAAATCAGTAGTCGCAAAGGCTGCCATCATGCACAAACTGTGCTTTGCACAAGAGGGAGACCAGCATTTCATAGCGTGGGTATCCGAAGAACAGTCACAGGCTATTGACCATTTGAAGTATATCCGCTCTCACTTTGAAAACAACAAGATGATTCGCTACTACTTTGGCAATATGGACGGGGGTAGTGTCGGTAAACGCTGGACAGAAAAAGATTTAGTAACTCCAAAGGGCGATAGAGTTATATCCAAAGGTACCTCTCAAAGACTGAGGGGTAGAGCAGAGGTAGATGTACGCTATACGGGCATTGTTCTGGATGACTTTGAATCAGAATTAAATACAAAAACACCAGAAAGACGCTCTGACATCAAGAAATGGATTGTATCTACAGTGTACCCTGCCTTAGAAGAAACTCCGGGGAATGAGGGGTGGATATGGCTTTCTGGGACTATTGTACACTATGACTCCTACCTACAAATGACCTACGATGGATGGAAGAAGGCAAAAGAAGACAAAAGAAAGTATCCTTGGGATGTGAATTTTTATAGAGCTATTGAAAATGGCTCTCCATTATGGCCTTCTCAATTCTCAAAAGATAAGTTAGCAGCAAAGAAGCGAGAGTTTATTGAAGCGGGCTTAGTCAATAAGTTTGCTCAGGAGTATATGAATGATGCTCGTGATGTGACCAATGCCTCTTTTAAGATAGACCGCATACAATATTATAACGGAAAGGTTGAATGTAAGAATAAGTT